CAAAGCTAGGACAAAAAACATTAGTAATTACACACACTGTCGCTCTGAGGAATCAGTGGGCTAAGGAAGTAGAGAAAGTCTTTGGAATTAATGCTAGCATTATCGGGAGTGGTAATTGGGACGTTTCTGGGCCTATTGTTATTGGAAATACTCAGACTCTTTATCGAAATCTTGAAAAAATACATAAAGTTTTTGGAACAATCATTCTTGATGAGATGCACCATGTTAGCAGCCCCACTTTTAGTCGTATTATTGATAGTAACTATTGTAGGTATAAAATAGGGCTGTCAGGTACAATAGAACGTAAGGATGGTAAACACGTAGTTTTTCGTGACTACTTTGGTAATAAGTTGTTTCAACCTCCAAAAGAAAACTATATGGTACCAACTATACACATAGTACCTTCCGAGATACGTTTTCAAGACGGAGCAAGAACGCCTTGGGCAAACCGCGTAACAAACCTTACCATGCAAGAAGAGTATAAACATACAGTATCTATGCTTGCCGCATATTATGCTACTATGGGACACAAAGTGCTGGTTGTTAGTGATCGTGTAGCCTTTCTAAAAGCCTGTGCGGAGCTTACAGGAGATACTGCAATTTGTGTAACGGGGGATGTTCCTCACGAAGAGAGAGAAACTTTAGTAGATAAAATACTTTATGGAGATAAAAAAATACTTTATGGTACACAATCTATATTTTCGGAGGGTATTTCTGTCGATAGTCTGAGCTGCCTTATACTTGGTACACCTGTAAACAATGAACCATTACTCACCCAGTTAATAGGTAGAGTAATAAGAAAAAAAGAAGGTAAATTATCACCTGTTATAGTAGATATTCATTTGAAAGGAAATACGGCTAAAAAACAAGCCTCCAATCGTAGTGGGTACTACATCAAACAGGGATGGGATATGAAGTATATCTAAAAAATACTTCTTGACAAATTTGCCAAAATAGAGTATAATATATGTTATTGTTCGATTGGAGTAAGGTCTACGACTCGGCATCAGGGGATATTGCTAAATGCAACATGATTATGGAAATGATCGTAAAGAAAACCTTGCCGAGCAATCGTTTTGATCCTCTTTATAAGTATTCAAATATTAATTTTATTGGAAATAACTTTTTAGTACATCCCGATGTATTGTTGTTTAACTCTTATAAGTACAGTCAGAAAGAATTAGCGGTGTATTATGCTCTAGCATCTCTACGCAATATTGCACAATATAGAGCAACTAAAAAAATCACACTAGATCTAGCCTTTTGTCCGGTAGAACTAGACTCAATTATAGAAAATAGACTACTTCGTATTGATGAATATAATATACACTTTATATATGAAGAAGTTAAACAGGAGAATATACACTAATGGCAATTTCATTTAATAAGCAAAAGGGTTCTGCCCAAAAAGGTAACATCAGCAGTTTTCAATATCGGGATGGAGACATGGAATTCCGTCTTGTAGGAGATATTTTAGCACGATACGTGTACTGGATTAAGGGCGAGAACGAAAAAGACATTCCTTTAGAGTGCTTATCCTTCGATCGTAACGAAGAGCGCTTTGCTAACAAAGATAAAGACTGGGTACGAGAGTACTATAAGGATCTTAAGTGTGGCTGGAGCTACGCTACACAATGTATTACTAATGGAGAAGTAAAAGTAGTAAACCTTAAAAAGAAGCTGTGGGAGCAAATTATTACTGCTGCAGAAGACTTAGGAGACCCTACTGATCCTGTTAATGGTTGGGATGTTAAATTCAAGCGTGTTAAGACAGGCCCTCTTCCTTACAATGTTGAGTATCAATTACAGGTACTTAAGTGCAAGCACCGTCCTCTTAGCGAATCCGAAATGGAGTTAGTTGGGTCTTTAAAGTCTATGGATGTTGTTATGCCTCGCCCTACTGCTGATGCTCAAAAAGAATTACTTGACCGTATTCGTGGTGCATCAGCTTCTAATGTCGACGCAGAATTGGAAGCGGAATTTAGCTAGGATGAAGGTAATAAAAGCAAAACCAGGTATTTTCAAAGGTATTCAATATAGATCTCGATTGGAAATTATGTGGGCTGCTTTTTTCGATTATTTTGGTATTGAGTTTAGCTATGAACCAAAACGATTCAACCTAAAGTCAGGCAGCTACTTACCTGACTTTTACTTGAAAAATGTCAATTTTCAAGAGGGTAAATGGGACTACGATAATCCGTGTGTAGAAGGGCTTTGGTTTGAAGTAAAAAACCCCCTACATTGTACAAAAATTGTAGAGTACGGCTATGGCCAAGCAAAACGTAGAGAACTAGACCATACTAGCACGCCATTTAAACTAATGGAGGAGCTAACTAGCGAGACTAGTTTAGAGAAGCTAGACAAAGGTACATACATTGAGTACGATAAGATCACGCCAGGGGTTGTTGTTTGGTTCGCTCCAATTGATATGTATCTGTCGGTAATGGGCTATAACTGTATTGGACTCGAGGATGGTATCACAGATACGTGTGAACCAAGAGTTCAAATCGCTAACACAGCAGACAATATGCCTGAGGCACATTGTATGTTTTGGAAGTGTCCTGCCTGTAAGACTATATCCTTTTCAAGATCATACCGCTTGGAGGAATATGGTTTGGCACATACTAAAACCTGCAAAGGCAATCCAGTAGGGCTAGCTCTAGAAGATTATGTAGACCTAGAAAGCGTTGATATGCTACTCCTTGGTGATACAATATTTTATGGCAATAGACATGAAGAAATAGGAGTAGCTGCATGATCTTATTTACCGCCGACTGGCACATCAAACTGGGACAGAAGAACGTCCCAGTTTCTTTTGCTATTAATCGTTATAATATGTTTTTTGAAGAAGTATATGCTTTAGAAGACAAATGTAATATGCACATTATTGGTGGTGACTTATTTGATCGTTTGCCTAATATGGAAGAACTGGAACTTTACTTTTCATTTATTCGGAGAGTAAAGATTCCCACTATCATCTATGATGGCAACCATGAAGCAACGCGCAAAAATAAGACATTCTTTACACAACTAAAGCAAGTATCTAGAGACATAAACCCTCTTATTAATGTAGTAGATATATCATATATTGACGAAGATTTAGGTTATGGTATACTACCTTATGCCGATCTTCATCGTAAAGGTAGTATAGATCATTTTGACCCTCGTATGCCTTTATTTACTCACGTACGCGGAGAAATACCTCCACACGTTAAGCCTGAAGTAAACTTAGACTTATTTGATGACTTTCCTGTAGTGTTTGCGGGGGACTTACACGCTCATAGTAACTGCCAACGTAATATAGTATATCCAGGAAGTCCTATGACAACTTCTTTTCATCGTAATGAAGTAACAACGGGCTACATATTAATAGAGCCTGAGTCTTGGAACTGGAAATGGCATAAATTTAATTTACCTCAACTAATCCGTAAAACAGTAACAGACCCAAGTGAAATGATTGCTACACCTTTTCATCATACTATATATGAAGTACAAGGAGATTTACAGGACTTGTCTGAAGTTAAAAATTCCGACTTATTAGATAAAAAAGTTGTAATACGAAACACAGATACTGCTCTAATACTAGAAAAAGATATGTCAGTAGCTGAGGAGCTATTTGAGTATTTAACTTATATATTAGAGCTTGACGAAGAAAAAATACCTCATATATTAGGATTGTTTAATGATTATACTGCAAAAGTTGAAATGGGATAATTGTTTCAGCTACGGCGAAGGTAATGAACTAGATTTAAGTTCAACCACCCTTACTCAAGTAGTTGGAACAAATGGAATGGGGAAGTCTTCTATACCATTAATTATAGAGGAAGCTCTGTATAATAAAAACTCAAAAGGAATAAAGAAAATAGATATCCCTAACCGTTATATGAATAAGGGCTATAATATATATCTTTCTTTTACTAAAGACAACTCATTATATGAGATAACCGTTACACGCAAAAGCACAATAAAAGTTGTATTATTACAAGATGGAGAGGATGTATCTAGCCATACTTCTACTAACACGTACAAGACTGTTCAAGATATATTAGGAGTTGATTTTAAAACTTTCTCTCAATTAGTTTATCAAAATACAAATGCAAGTTTACAGTTTCTTACTGCTACAGATGCGAACCGTAAAAAGTTTTTAATTGATTTATTACACTTAGAAAAATACGTTGACTTGTTTGAAATATTTAAAGCTGCCCATAAAGATGCATCTATAGACAGTAATACCTCAACAGCCTCTTTATCTACTGTAAATAAATGGTTGCAAAATAACTTTTTAAGTGATACCAATATACTTCCTATGTTAGATTTAGAAAATGATATATCTGAAGATAATAAACTTTCAAGTTCTTTAATGACACAGATTCTAAATATTTCAGAAAATAATAAAAAAATAATAAAAAATAATCAATATAGAAATATGTTAAATGATATTGATATCAATGCCTTGAATAGTTCTACAGAAGTCTGTAAAGAATATGATCCTTTAGTATCGGAATATGGAGAAATAAACGCAATCGCTACGGGGTCAGAGAAGACGTTAGAAAAGTTAAAACTACTAGGCCAGAAATGTCCTACGTGCGCACAGGGAATTAGTTATAATTTCAAACAGTCAATGATAACAGAAGCATCTACCAAAGCTGCAAGGGCAAAGGAGCAAATACATGAGCTTAAGCGACGAATCGAATCCATTAAAACTGAGAATGCTAAGTTTAACGCCAATCAAAAAAGTATCCGAAATTGGGAGAGCTTGTATCAACTATATGATGATGATATGTCAAATACCCTCATGGATAAGGATAAGCTTGAGAGTGAGTTGGAAATTGTTTTGGCTAGAATACAAGAGCGAAAAGCTAACATATCTCGCATCTCAAAAGAGAACGAGCGCAGAACAAAATTAAATACTCGTATTCAAGTAATACAAGAGCAAACTGCAGAATTTCAAAATGAGAAAGCTATTCTTGAAAAAGACAAAGCAAGTTCCGCAAAGAAAGAAAGTAGTTTAGAAGTGCTTAAAAAAGCTTTTAGTACAAATGGTCTTATAGCCTATAAAATAGAAACACTTGTAAAAGAACTAGAAGCTTTAACTAATAGATATTTAGGGGAACTGTCAGACGGGAGATTTACTTTAGAATTTATTGTTAGTAATGATAAACTTAATGTACAAATTACTGATAATGGAAACGTGGTAGATATTCTTGCTCTTTCTTCTGGCGAACTTGCCAGAGTTAATACAGCTACTCTTATTGCAATAAGAAAATTAATGAGTAGTATTTCCAAGTCTAAAATCAATATACTTTTTCTTGATGAAGTGATTAATGTACTAGACGAAGTAGGTAGAGAAAAGATAGTAGAAGTATTACTTCAGGAAGAGGACTTAAATACTTATATAGTTTCTCATGGGTGGACTCATCCTCTACTAGAGAAAATAGAAGTAATTAAAGAAGGTAATGTGAGTAAATTAGAATGGTAGATTCAAGAGCAAAAGGGGCACGAGGTGAGTATTTAGTAAGAGATATGTTAAGAGCTTATACAAAATTAAAGTTTGAAAGAGTGCCAGCATCAGGCGCTCTTGAGTATCTTAAAGGAGATCTTTATGTACCAAACTGTAGAAACTTTTATTGTATCGAGGTAAAAAACTATAAAGATTCACCTTTGACAGATAAAATATTCACGCAACCAAAAACAAACAACATCATTAGGTGGTGGA